GCCAATTATTAATTTTAAATGATGATTAGCTTAACAAGTCTAAAAATCATCTGAACTTACTCACTACCTGTACCCTCGATCCTAACTCGGCGTGGCCTCGGGTAGTGTTCAGTTCTTTGAGGAAATTGCCGCAAGCAGCGCCTCTGCATCAACGTGAGTCCAGTCGGAATCACGGAGAGCCTCATACATCATCTCCTTGGCAAGTTTTAGCCTAGGTGTAGGCTGAGGAGGTGTGGGCTCTTCTCCGCAGGGTTCCTCTTCACTCCCACTGGGAGAGTCTTCGTCTTCATCCTCTGATTCTGAGGCGTCGACGGGCTTGAGGTTGAACCTCTGCTGGATTAAATCCAGCAATGCGTCCACCCTAGGGTCAGCGTGTGGCCCCTGCGGGAGAGTGAACTTAACTGAAATAAAATCTTGATAGGGTGCAACAGCAGAAAGGGCCCGCTCCCAAAAACCAGATGTTGAAATTTTCCCCTCAGGCAGCGCAGATGCGTTAGTTGCTTCGCCAAGTGGCTGGCCTGTTGTAAAGCCAGCCGTCGTTGCAGGTGTGTTAGTGCCAATCGAATAGACCAGCATAAAGGTGCCACTACGAACCTGTGGTTGACGAACTGTACATTGTTGATGAGATGTCACCCCAACCTTAGTAAGGTAGGGGACACAGGCTTTATCTAGGGCAACCTGCACTGGGGGTGCTGTGCAATTCCCTGCTGAGACATAAGGGAGTGGTATGTAGGGCCATACTGTGGTGTCATGTGCAGGCAGGTCTTTTATAGTCTGGACCAACCACACCCCAATTGTAAAGTGGTTGTCACTTGTACTACCCCACTGGTCAATTTCATAGGCAAGGACCCGGCCGAACGCAGATGACTCATTGCGATAGTGGACGGTAATGCCTGTAGGCTCCATCCAGCCAGGGTCATAGCACCCCGTCACCCTATTTCCTTCATAGGTCAACATGCTAACATCTGTCAGTATGTAAGCAGCAGACGCGTAGCTCACCGTGCTACCACGCTTAAGGGTGAAATGATATTGGGTGCCATCAAACTTGCCATGGGACTTAACATTGGAATCGCCAGTGTTGTATTTGACATAGCCAAAGGGTCGTGCGGTTGCATTCACAACGACAATGCTGCGGGGTGGGGGGGGCTGAGTAGCCGGCACAAGCGGAAAAGGATTCTCTGTGTGGTATGCAGCTTGGGTGACACCCGGGCCAGTATTGGGGGAGTTCACCTGCGTGACCGTAAGGGTGGTGGCCTTCTTAGTGTGGTCAAAGCGATTGGCCATGACCGGTTTGTTGTTCTGCGCATCAGCCAGTGATGCATACACCACATACTGCTCATCAGCATTGGCCCCACTTCGGCCTGCGAGTTTTTTCACAAACCACCAAGCACCCTTAATTAGCCACGAGAATGGGGTCGGCGCGACGCTGGACGCAAGTCCAGCGCCTTCATCAACTATATGCCATATAGTTTCACCGACCGAACCCTCATTCACCGGCGACCGCTCTGATGCATCAGACATGAACCTAGCAAGCGATGAAGCTGTCGGCAGCGTCATTTTCATGACACCGTCGTCGCCCACCATAATGCCAGGCCCGGTTGCGTCAGAGGCATAGTCCTCTGACTTGCGGTCGAGTGTGCCAAGTGCCGGTTTAGCATTGTAGTTAGTGAACTCCCAACGTCCAAGGACTTCAACGATGAAAAGATCGCCAGTCCAGTCTTGACTTTGGTAGGTCGACGACGTCTTACCGAGACCATGGATCTCGAGCATCGGACCGCAAGACTGCCCGCCCTCTTCATTGGTGTCGGTCATCCACCAAGTCTGCCTTGGTCCAGCTAGGTCGCCCCGTTGGAGCTTCCAGGAAACGGACTTGCCCGCTGGAATGTCCTTGTGTTTCCGGGCACCAAGGCCTCCCCAAGAAGCATTTCCTGGGGATTGTGTCAAATTCAATGACATCCTGTAGATGGAACCAGTAACAGCACTCGACCCAACTAAGGGAGTGCATTTGACCTCAAGGCTCGACAAGCGCCACAAGCCCCACTGGGCTGCGGCTGCTTGAAGCGGGCCAAAATTGGTACCATCATTTGGCTCTTTCATCAGGGATGGATGCAGAAAGGTGGCAATCTGCAACTCTGGGCCTTGTTCTTTATTTGGGCCAATCTTACCAATGGTAGCAGAGACACGGACAGAAAAACGTGAACGTGGACCCTCTAATCCCTCCTTTTTGAGTTTCTGTTTGACCTCATTATCCACAGTCCGTTTCATCCCCTTGTTGTTGTTGTTCTTGGGCATATGGCGGCCCTTCTTGCTGTTCCAGCGCTTCCCCGGGCCTTGGTTGCGCTGCGCAGAGTTTTTTGTTTCCTTGATAACCTCTTTGGCCACTTTTTCAATAACCTTCTTGGCCTCAGCCTTGGCAGCCTGATTGGCGGACGCCATAGCTCACTTTGGTCCTCCCCTCCAAAGTTTATCAAGCAGTCGCTCCGTGACATGGACGGGCTCCTCGCCGCCCAAGTTGCGGATGTGCCTAGCTAAGACCTCAAGCGCGACACGAACGTATCGCTTAAACTCATGCTCATCTGACAAATTGTGCCCAAGAATTCTGTAACACAGGACTTTAGAGTAGAGTGCAACGATATCCTGAAGCTTCTTGGTGGGTGTCACTAAGGATGCAACTAACTTATCGCAGTCTGTTGGAACTGGCATTAGATCTGGTCCAACTGTGAAACCACAGAAGGAAAGCCCGACTGGTGTGTCGGACACGATAACCTTTTCAGGTTTAACCCACATGCCAAAAACATCCTTATACATATGGACAACACGGTCCACATAGTCCGGGGGAACGTGGTCGAATGTTGTCAAGCGGTCATCACCATAAATTAGCGAGTCACACCTGTCCCACGACTCCCGTAGCTCTTCAATGCTCTTCTCTGGATGGATATAGGCATACTCAAATGCCTGGAAGAACACGTTGCACAAATTGTTGTCCATGGTTGTTGAAATTTGACCTGATGGGTTGCCCTTGGTCTGACGGGTGACCTCACCACTGGGCATTAAGACATATCTGTCAAGCAGGCTGTCACAGTACCACTGATACATTGCCCTGTTTGCATCTGTCTGAAACTCCTCCGCTAGACACGAGAAGCGAAAAGACTTTATTTTCGCAAAGATCTCACGTGGGATGGTCCCATCGTAGCGTGTCCAGTCAAACTCAATGAATACACTATTCTTACGCGACAAAAGGCGTTCAATCCTACGCTTAAACCCATTAAAAAATGGTGTCCATCCACACTGTGGCATGCGTGTCGCGGTGCGGTGTTTCATGAGAGTGTTCTGATGTTCTTCGAACGCATTGCCAATTCTGGCAAAGATTGGGTCAGCACAGACAATCTGGCGGATGTCTGAATCATTAATTTTTTTTACCTTCAAGATCTCCTTCTTAAGGAATAAGAGCCATAGGACCTTGGGGCGAGCCCCGCCGTGAATACGCTTGTACTCACTCACATAATCCTGATAGCCTCTTTCAGACAGGTATTCCGCTTCAGTCTTCCAATAATTACACTTAGGGTATGCACAAGTGGAATCTGCATTCTTAGATGTTGCAGTGATGTCCATGATAACTGAGCCCTCGAGGAAATCAAACTCACGCCGTAGGACTTGACAAGCGAACTTCCACTCACGTGGGAAATCACGCTTAATCGAGTCTCGCGGTTTCGCGTAAGTGAACTTCTCAAAGGACTTGACATATGCTTCTGGGCCCCAGACCGCAGGGCCATAGGCTGACGAATCAGGTGCTGGGGGCAAAAGGTTCAGCAAGTCATCGACTGGCTCGTCCCAGTCGGAGATGGGCCTATTTATGGGCAATTTGCCGATCACTGGATAGTCGTCAGGCACCAGCCTGCGACCAGCGTCAGGCGGGGCCATCATTTTCTCCCAGTGGTCAAGCCGCATCTCGTCAGGGTTTATTGGGCCCCTTTCGGGGCCCTCTTCCCGTTTTTTGGCTTCTGCTTCTTCCTCTGCATGAAAGGAGCCACCCCATTCTTCCACATGGTGTGGTTGAGTTTAAACCACATAGCATTGAGGTCCTTAAGGATTTCCTCAGTGTTGGTGTTTGGGCACCACTTACCTTTTTCCGTGTGGGTTTTGATGACAGCATCAAGGTGATCCATGTACTCCTTCATCTCCTGACCAAAGTGCTTTAAGTCAGCCTCTGTGATAATATAATGTTTGAGGGAAAACTTATCTTCAAGATGGCAGGGCAGCGTCTTGGTGACATCAGGATCCAACTCTGGCTCAAAATCAGACCATGCGGAGCTCCACGTGGGAAGGTTCTGTCCGAACCAGTCACGATCAATCTCCTCGTCAGAATCATGGTCAGACCACACAGGGTAGTCAACCTCATTCTTCTCTTCCTCATAGTCATCAAAGTCGTCGTCAGCTTCCCTAGCTGCTTCTGCCATTTCCCTGAGCTGATCACGGGTGAACCCTTCCTCGAGGAGTTTCTTGTACTCTTCCTCGGTCCAGACCTTGCCCGGCTTACGCTTGCCACCCGAGCGGGCGGCAGCCATGATGCGGCGCTTATGTTTGGTCTTACCCTTAGCCTGGCCAAACTCATTGCTGAGTTCTTTCCTGAGGACTTCCATCTCCCGCTGTATGGCAACTCGAACCAAGCCGACGATATCCTCGCCGGTGGCGGACTGGGTATAGGCTGCCAGAGCTTTTTCAAGTTCAGCCACCTTAGCCTCCAAGTCTGCCTCACGCTGTGGCTTCTTCGGTTGCGGGAAATCAGTATCACGGAAAATCACGGCCCCGCCGGTAAACCCGGTGTTTTGTTGGTGGACGCCAATTAGGCGGCCATCCGTGGTGGTGAGTGGTGAACCACTCATACCATCGGCCGTGTTTATCGCGTAGGTCATACTCTCACCTACAATGACACCTTCAGAGATCCCAACCGAAAGGGCGCCCCCATCACCATTGGAGACAACCACAACCGTGCCATCAACAACCTCTTTTGCAAGCTTGTAGGAGTGTAAACTGTTATATTCAGCGGGTAAAGTCAGCAACACAATATCTTTATTCGGGACACGATAGACCACGTGGGCGAAGGATGTGACATCAGCCCAGCGGACACGGACAGTAGTGTCCGCGCCAACAACGTGGCCAGCAGTGACAAGGTAGTTTCTCACCCGGAAGCCAGTGCCCCTACCATCCTTAGCATCAATCACCACCAACGAGTTGGGAATGATACGGGTTGTCGGGTTTACCCCCGTACGTACCTTCTGTCGGAAAGCACGCTGGAAGAAGTTCTTCAGGCCACTCATCTTGGTGATCCAAGATGGGTTGGCATTCTGTGTCTCTTTAATCTTACCATCAGGGCCCTTAATGTCAACACGCTCGGCACTGACATATGAAAGGACTTTAGGTATACGATAGATGAGGATGGCAATTATCGTAAACCAGCCTGGCGCGTGCAAGAAACTCACAAGATGTGAAAAGACAGTGGCGCTAACCAGAGTAACACAGCCGCGTAGGAGCGCGCCATAATCAACATCATTCATAGCAAGACACAGAATGAGTAAAAGTACCGAGATTAGCACTGAAGCTAAAATGGCAAAGGCCTGATCAATGGCAAACAAGACCATTGTAACCCACAAACCAATTGAGGACGGCATGTCCAACATTGGGACGGCGGCAAGTGCTACCAGTTGGAACCTTGACAATGTTGCTAAAACAAGTGTCACTAGCATATAGAGCGGCCGTTCGGCCGCCACAACGTGTGCAGTGCCAACAAGGAAAGCCGCCATGTGCCAGTTAGCAAAGTAGGGGAAGTAGCCCAGTGCAAGGTCCATAAGTGGCGATTGTGGTGCCACAGTAGCGTAATAGTCCAAGGTCATGTTCCAGAAGTCTGCAAGGGCAACCTGGAGGCTAAAAGATTTAACCTCTTCCCAATGCAAACACACTTCAGGGTTGCCATTGAGGTTAAGCTCGCTGTCAAGACAGCGACCATACACCTCACCCTTGACAGCAGACATAAGCAGGAAACCAAGGAAAAACGCATAAAAGATGACAGCTGAGAATTTAAAAGTTCTCATAGCAGGACCAGGCTTTTCACGGACCAAGCGCTCATAGTCATGTCTCAACAGTGAGTGCTCCAACTTGAGCTGGGACAACTCACGGCGCGACTCCTTAAGGTCTGAGTCCAATTTTTTATGTTCTTGCACAAGGACACCGACGAGTGCTGTGCGCTTGTCGATGCGGGGATCAACTTCGCGCCACTCGTTAGGTCCAGGCGTGAAGGCAAAAGTGACATAATCGTTACCCTCTTGAACACCTGAGACATAGACTGTTTTGACAACTGTTTTATGCGGTGTGACCACACCACCCGCCACCTTCATCACTTTAAGATCACCAAAAGCGAAGTGGAGCGGGCCGCTGTCAAAAATGTCACACAACTTATTATGTGACACCTCGTCCAATTGGAAACCCCTGCGACGTGCATCGGGGTCCCCAAACCGGAGCACTGTGTCATAGACACAGCGCTGGCCAGAGCCACGAGGGTGAAGAGCGCTGGTAGTGTTGTTAGCCATAACGGCAACACACACACCTACTTCGG